CGGAGTTCTGTGGCGTGAAGCGCACGCTTCAGCCGCACAAGCTAAGGGAGAGCGAGTTGCGGGCGATGCTGCGTCCGCTCGGCATCTTCACGCGCTCGATATGGCCGCAGAAGGGCAGGCCGGGTGATGACTCCGTCAAGGGTTACATGCGTGCCGATTTTGAATCGGCATGGCGCGTTTACTGCGGAGAGGAGGAAGCTGAAACCGGCAAACCGGCAAAAGTCGTCGCGTTAAAGGCCCCGTGAAATCGTGATTTGCCGGTTTGCCGGATTTTATACCCCCCTCCCCATTAAGTGGCCGACCCCGACCGGCGAAGCCGGGGCCGGCCTAGCCTTCACACCCAACGGGATTGGGCCCCGTGAGCACGAAAGCCAAGAAAAAAGTTACCACACCGCCGACGCCCGTGTTGGCGGTGGCGCTTACGCCGCTGGCGGCGTTCGCGGAGCCGGTTGCGCTGGGCGCCATCACCACGGCTTCAGGTCCCCCGACAGTCACCCTCGCCTACGCTAGGGGCACCGTCACGACCATTGCCATGGGGCCGCTCGCCCGCGAGGTCGGGGCGCTGCCTCTGTCCCGGCTCATGTCGCTCAAGGACGCGTTCAAGCTGGCCAGTGACTGTCTCGGCTCATATGAGCTGGCCGCACAGGATCTCGCCCAACGCGCGCGGACTCGGCAGTTGACGATCGTCGCGCAGGTGGTCGGCCGCGATAAGCGGGTGTTCCTCCTCCGGCCAGAGTTTTGGCGGTGGTACAAGGTCGTTTGGGCTCGGCCTCGGCCCGAAGACGGGCGACCTGAAGTCTTCGTAGATGTTAACCCGGTGCGCGATAATCCTGTTCGACGCGCTGTGGGCGAATGGTATTGGTTCGTTGGGCGTCGACGCCTCGAGCGGCTCTACTCCGCGACGTCCTCGAGCATGCCCGAAACGAGATTGTCCACCTCGGAAGTGGACACCACGGGCTCGCGATCGGTGCTGCGACAGCAGACAGGACCGAAGACCGCGCGGGATTGGCAAGACCATGTCCTGCGTGAGGTCGTTCGCGGAGCGCGGGCGGGGCGTCGTTTGCCCACCGGGCCTGAGCTAGCTGACTTCCTGCAACAGCTCGGCATCACGGTTGAGCCCACCGCGATCAATAAGTTTCTCCGGGACGTGGACGCCGGACGGTAACTCTTCTCGAACTCTTCTCGAACTCTTCTCGAACTCTTCTCGGTGACAATTTCTTAGCGTGCCACTGTGCCTCATCACATTCGATGGGGTTCGCAATGGCACATGTCGAGGCGACGAAGAGAAAGGTGGGGAAGGTCGGCCCTCCCTCCTCCCGGCGGGGTCTGACCCGCAGTGGTGCAGTCCGTCCCGAGCCGACCGCCGTCTACTCCCGTTCATCTTTTTGCAAAGCCTTCGGTCTCTCCGAAAGTTTTTATCACAAGCTCCGAAATGAAGGGTTGGGGCCGGCCGAGTTGAGGATCGGCACGAAGGTTTTGATCACACACGAGAGCGCTGCGAGATGGTGCCGCGAGCGCGAGAAGGCAACCGCAGCGATGTAGGAACAGCGAGTTCTCGCGCACCGCCACCGGCGTGGGGCTCGGAAAGTGAGAAATGAGGGTGGCAGAAGGGAGGGAGCTGGATCTCGTCAAGTGGTTTTCGAAGCCTGCGAGACCCAGCCCCGACGGCAACAGAAAGGAGCTTCTCATGTTGCCCAGTCCCAATCATGTACTGACCCATCCGACGACCGTCAAGGCGTCGGACATCTCCACCAAGCCCTCGGAAGCGGTCGAAGCGGCACTTCTCGCCGTCGCGATCTACCACAACAAGCTCAGCGCCGCGCAGTGCTGCAAGCTCGCGAAAGCGAGCCTTGCGTACTTCGCTCGCGTGAACAGCCTGAATGACCGGGAGAGGGAGCAGCTCTCTGCTGGCGAGATCGCGCTTCCGGGACTTAATGGCAGGCACGCTAATGGCCACGCCAACGGCAGGAACAGGCACTCGAACGAGAGCCTGGTCGAGCACCTGCGCCGCTCCAGCGCTGACGAGCTGGCGGCGGCCGGCAACGCGTACGGCGTCGCCAAAATCTTCGACGCCATGATCGTCCCGAGCATCGATGACGCCGGGGAGATAACCACGGTCGAAGCGACGAAGTAGCCGACCAAAGGCGCCAACTATGGCGCCGCCTGTGACCGCGGGCGGCGCCTTTTTTCTCTAGCTGATTTCTCGTTTGTCAATTTGCCCCATGAGACCAAGGCCGAATGCCATGAGCCGCGGCGGCCGCAGATCGAGAGACAAAGGAAACCGCACCGAGCGCGCGATCGTGCGCCTGCTGCAGGAGCGCGGCCTCGCCGGTGAGCGCGTGCCCCTCAGCGGCGCCGCTCGCGGTCGCTTCGGTGGCGACATCAGCGTTCCCGCCCTCGGTCGTGAGCTGCCGGGCGAAGCCAACGGGGGCGGCTTCAAATCCCTCTACGACTGGATCGAAGGTCGCGACTTCCTGATCATCCGCGCCGATCGCAAGCCCATGCTCGTCGTCGCCAGGCTGGAGCTCGCCGCGGACGTGGTCATGGCGGCGGAGCGAGCGACCAAGGGGGGCGCATCATGACGACCCCGGCCAACCCCTTCATGGATCTGCACGGGCCCTTCGGCACTGTCCTCGCCGACCCGCCGTGGCTGTTTGTCAACAAGACTGGAAAGATCGCCCCCGAGCACAAGCGCCTATGGCGCTACAACAGTCTGCCGCTCGGCGAGATCACGGCGCTGCCGGTCGTGCAACTCGCGGCAACGCATTTGTATTTGTGGTGCCCGAACGCGCTGCTGCCCGACGGCCTCACAGTGATGAAGGCCTGGGGCTTCACCTACAAGAGCCATCTGGTCTGGTACAAAATCCGCAGAGACGGCGGCCCCGATGGTCGCGGCGTCGGCTTCTACTTTCGCAATGTGACCGAGCTGATCCTGTTCGGTGTGCGCGGCAAGAACGCTCGCACGCTCGCGCCGGGGCGGCGGCAGGTAAACCTACTGGCGACACGGAAGCGCGAGCACTCGCGCAAGCCCGACGAGCTTTACGGCGTCATTGAGCGCTGCTCGCCCGGACCATTTCTCGAACTGTTTGCGCGCGGGAATGCGCGACCGAATTGGACAGCCTGGGGCAACGAGGCGGGGGGCGCGCTATGCGCATCATAGGCGCCGATGAAAGGCTCAACGAGCCGCGCGGTGTGAAAATCCTGCTCATTGGCCCGACCGGCGTGGGCAAGACCTCGCAGCTGCGCACCTTCACGGATCCATCCCGCGTGCTCTTCCTCGACGGCGAGGCCGGTGACCTGTCCGTGCAGGACGTCCCGGTCGACACGATCCGGATCGACGACTGGACGACGGCGCGCAACATCGCGGTCCGTATCGGCGGGCCCAATCCGTCGTTCGCGCCGACCAGCTGCTACTCCGAGGCGCACTTCAAGGCGGTCGGGGGCACGCTCGAAAACCTCGATCGCTATGACGTGATCTTCGTCGACAGCATTACCGCGATCAGCCGGCTCTCATTCCGCCATGCCGAGCAGCAGCCCGAGGCGCGCTCGGAGCGCACGGGCGCGAAGGACTTGCGCGGCGCCTACGGATTGCACGCCCGCGAGATGCTGCTGTGGCTGCACCAGCTCCAGCACGTCAGGGGCAAGCACGTCGTGTTCGTGGGCATCCTCGAAAAGGTCACAGACGACTTCGGCCGCTTCGTCGAATACCGCCTGCAGATGGAGGGCGCGAAGGTCCCGCGCGAGATCGGCGCCATCGTCGACGAGACCATCGTGATGCAGTTCTTGACCTTCACCGACCGTGATCCGGTGCGCGGCTTCGTGTGCACGGCGCCGAACCCGTGGGGGTTTCCGGCCAAGGATCGCTCCGGAAAGCTCGATCAGACCGAGCCGCCGCACCTCGGCAAGCTGATCGCCAAAATCCTCAATCGCGGCAATTCCACCCCCGAGACATAGGAGGGGCCCATGCCCTTCGATTACTCACGGACTGATGACCCGCGGGATTTCTCCGAACTCATCCCGCACAATACGATTGCCACCGTGCAAATGCGGATTCGTCCCGGCAACGCCGGGCCAGATGGACTGTACAAGCGCACGGCGAGGGGCGATGCCGAAATGCTCGACTGCGAGTTCGTGGTTCTCGACGGCCCGTTCGTCAAGCGCAAGTTCTGGGACAACTTCATGTTGGCGGGCACGACCGACGGTCAGAAGGAGATGGTGCTCACCAATCGCGGGCGCATGAAGAAGATCCTTGAGAGCGCGCGCGGCATCAAGAAGGACGACACGAGCGCAGAGAACCTCGCGAAGTATCAGGCCGAGGATAAGGACTTTAACAACATCGTCTTCATCTCCCGAATCGGCCTGAAAAAGGGCGAGGCTAAAAACGACGGCAGCGGCACGAACTGGTCGGACAAGAACTATCTGCTGGCCGCGGTCACGCCCGACCAGAAAGACTGGCACCCGGTCGAGCAGCCGGTGCCGTTCAATGGCGGCGGCACGGCCGCGGCGTCGACGAGCACCGCGCCGGCGGACGCTCCGCCCGCGGGCGCTGCGCCCATCACCCCGCCGAAGTGGGCAAGCTGATGAAAAAGATGCGCACCGTCGGGGTGGTCTCGGAGACTACCATCGAAGACATATGGCAGCGGCGCGCGACCGCCGCCGCCATCGAGGCCGCGCGCAACGTCGTCACGCTTGGCGGCGCCGTTCCGCCGGCCACGCCGATCGGGCGGTTGAATGACATCGAGCTGGGCTGGGTGCTCGCCGCGATGCTGTTCGCCTGGATTCGCACGCGCGCCGAACAGGCGGCCGCCGAACAGCTCGACACCGAGCAGTGCATCCGCCTGACCGGGCTCGATCCTGAACCGTGGGACGCCGGCGCCGTGGCGGCGATCCTACCCGAGCTCGCGAGCGCGAGCTTCGACTGGTCACAGCCGATCACGGCCTGGCCAAAGGACACGATGATCGAGTTCTTGCTCATCGCCATGCGGCTCATCCGCAGGGCGATGATCGCACGCGACCTCTCCGACAAGGGCGTCACGCGGCAGTCGAAGGCCAGCACGATCGCACGGCAGGCGAACGCCGCGGCGGGCGGGCCGCTGATCGCGCCCGGCGATCCCAACGACGAAGTTGGTATTTGAGGCGTGCCATGAGGTCCAATCTCATTGGAAAGCAATTCAACTCCTGGACGGTGATCGCGCTGTCGGGCAAGCGCCCCACCAGCAGGGATTTTTATTGGCTGTGTTCTTGTGCTTGCGGCGTCGTGCGAGACGTGCGCGGGGGCTGTTTACGTAATGGGCACAGCAAGAGCTGCGGGTGCGCCAGAAGAATTGGGCCTGCTGATCTTGTTGGAGCGCGCTTCGGCTATTGGACGGTCCTCGCAATGCATCCAGAGCGGTACCGGCATAAACACACTAGAGCCATTCGTTGGGCCTGCCGTTGCGACTGCGGCGAGGAACACATTGTAGTTGGAAGCTCGTTGCGTACGGGCGGCTCAACTAGCTGCGGGTGTCGCGCCGCAGAGCTGAGTAGAGAGCGCAATACGACACACGGGTTGAGCAAGAGTCGTGCCTACCGCATTTGGTGCGGCATGATGCAGCGTTGTTACAATCCGAACGATCCTTCCTACCAGTATTACGGAGGCCGCGACGTTCCGATCACGGTCTGCCCAGAATGGCACATCTTCGAAAATTTCTTCGCTGACATGCTCGATCCGCCAGATGGCTGGACGATCGATCGCATCGATAACGATGGCCCATATGCGCCGTGGAATTGCCAATGGACGACCCCCCTTGAGCAGGCCCGTAATCGTCGACCATACGCGATTGCTTTAGTGCAGGCAGCGTCCGTTTAGCGGGAGGCCGCCATGCACGACTACTACGAGCCCAAGCTGGCGGACGAGCCGATCAACGTCGCGCTCAACGCGGCGATCGAACGCGCCGCGGCGGGAAAGGCAGAGCTTCCGCACCCGTATCTCGGGGCGAGCATCGTCGGCTCGGAATGCTTGCGGCGCGTGCAGTATGACTGGTGGTGCACGCCCGAGATCGACGTCCGCACCCGCGCAATCTTCGCCCGCGGGCACTATTTCGAGGCGCGGGCGCGCGAGCAGCTGGTCGCAGTGGGGTTCAAATTCGCCCCGCCGGAGGCGTCCGCGTTCACAGCTGTGAACGGCGACCTGCGCGGGCGTACCGATGGCGTCATCATTGCGGGCCCCAATCCGCTCGGCGGCGCCTACGTCAATTACCCGTTCATCTGGGAAAACAAGGCGCTCAACGCGAAGAACTGGCGCGCGCTCGCGCGCAACGGCCTTGAGCGGGAGTTCCCCCGCTACGCGGCACAAGCCTCGCTCTACCAGTCCTACCTCAATCTGACCAATCCGCTGCTGTTCAGCGCCGTCAACGTCGATAGCTGCGAGTTGCTGTTCTTCTGGGTGCCGTTCAATCCCGAACGTGCGCAGCTCTGGAGCGACCGCGCCGCCAACATCATCGCGGCGACGCGCGCCGGCGAGTTGCTGCCGCGCGCCTACAAGGACCCGGAAAAATTTCCCTGCAAAATCTGTCCTCACGTCGAGCGGTGTTGGCGATGAGCGCGGGCAAGAAAACCTTGGAGGAGAGGATCGCCGACGTCATCCGCCTGCTGGCCTCGGACAAGTACGGCGACATCATCGCCGCCGCGCACGCGCTTAAGCGGGTGCTGCATTCCGCCGGCACCGATATCCATGGCCTGGCCCACGGCATCGAGAACCTGGGCAGGGGCATCTCGAACGAAGAGCGGAAAAAGATTTGGGACACGGCCGTGCAGCACACCGAGAACCGGCTGCACGGGGCGGACGAGTTCATCGACTCCAGCGGTAAGCCGGGTTGGCAGGCAGTCGCGCTGTACTGCCAGCGCAATAAACATCGGCTCAACGTCAAGCATCACAATTTCATCGACAAGGTCGCGTCGCAGACCGTGTACGACCGCGAGCCGACCGAACGCATGCACAAGTATCTCTTCTCCCTGTTCCTCCAACTCGGCGGAAAAATCATATGAGCGCGCAAGTGGACGAAGCGACTGTTCGCCAGTTCATCGGGATCATCGCCGCGCACGCGCGCCAGGTGATCAACGGCGCCGGCCCGCCGGGCGTCTTGCAGTTGAGCAGGCTCAACCCGCTCGACGAGCGGCTGGTGCCCAGTCGGTTCACGCTCGACGACGTCGAGAGCATGGTGCGCACCGCGGTCGGCGACGCCCTCGCCGGCCACAACGTCTATATCGAATCGCGCACCGTGCGCGCTGACCTACGGGGCGCGCAACGTGGCGGGCTCGAAGACACGACTTGGGTCTGGGGCCTCGTCATCGACTGCGACGCCGATAAGGGCAAAGCCGGCAACGTCACGGTCAGGCCGAGCCTTGTGGTCGAGACCTCGCCCGGGAATTTCCACCTCTGGTACCTGTTCACGCGCGCGATCCCCGCCGACCAGGCCAAGGTGATCGGCGACGCCATCCGCGCCAGCGCGGGCGCCGATCAGGACACCGGCGTGATCACGCAGTGCTACAGGGTGGCGGGCACGCCCAACTTTCCCTCGGCCGCGAAGCAGGCGCGCGGGCGCACCACCGTCGAGGCGACACGCCTCACCGAGGAGACCGGTCGGCTCTGGGACCCGGATGAGCTGCTGAAGGCGTTCTCGACTACGACCGTGGCCGCGGCCGCGACCGGCTCGCCGGCGGCGAGCGGCGCGCCGGCGGCGAGCAGCACGCCGGTCGACACCGAGAGCACCTTGCCCGAGGAGCTGCTCAAGGACATCCGCGAGGGCGGCGTCAGTAAGACCTCCAGCAGCGGCCGTTCGGGATTGTTCCAGAGCGTGGTCGATCAGCTCAAACGCCGGCACTGGACGATCGACGATATCGTCGCCCTGTTGGAGAAGTACCCGAACGGCATCGGCGCCAAGTACGCCAAGCGCCTGCGCAAGGAGATCGCGCGCTCCTACGGCAAGGCCGCGGGCGGCAGCGCGCCGGCGAGCGCGTCGGCGATCTCGCCCGGCGGGAACCCTGGGACGGCTAGGACGGGGTTATCGGGCGGGGCGGCACCCGCCGCGGCCGCGCCGCAAGCTGTGGGCCCTGGGCCCGGTGCGGCGCCTGGTGCCGCGCCCGGCGCCGCGCGCGCGCCGCACGTACTGCCCACCATCCGCCTCGTCGACGGCCAGCTCCCGCGCACCGTCGAGGCGACCGAGCGCGCGATGCTCGGCGCCAACATGGACATCTTCTCGCGCGCCGGCGAGCTCGTGTACCCCATCTCCGAAAGCCGGCCGGCGGCAAATGGGCGCAAGACCATCACCGCGCGGCTGAGCGCCTTCAAGACCGACGCCTTCATCGAGCCGGTCGCCGAGGCGGCGACCTACCAACGCTGGAGCGTGCGGCGGAACGCCTGGATCGACATCGATCCGCCGATCCAGCTCGTGCGCATGGTGCTGTCGCGCGAGCGCCGCTGGGTGTTCCCGCACGTGTCGGGGATCATCACCACGCCCACGCTGCGCCCCGACGGCTCGTTGCTCGACATAGCCGGTTACGATCCCCGTTCGGAGCTCTACCTGCTGCCCAGCCTGAAGCTGCCGCCGATCGCCGTGCACCCGACTCGGCAGGACGCGCTGGCGGGCCTCGACAAGCTCAAGCACCTATTTCGCGAGTTCTCGTTCCAGGACAAGGACGGGAAGGGGCTGGAGCGGCGGCTCAACTGCTCGGTCGCGATCTCCGGATTGCTCACCGCGCTGTTGCGCGGATCGCTGCCGACCTCCCCGATCTATCTCATCCGGGCGAGCACGCCGGGCACCGGCAAGTCCTATCTCGTCGACGTGATCGCCATGGTCTCAACCGGACAGTTCTGTCCCGTGATCACGACCTCGAAGAGCTCCGACGAGACCGAAAAGCGCATCGGCGCGATCCTGCTCAGCGGCATCCCGATCATCTCGCTCGACAACTGCATCCACGACCTCGGCGGCGAACTTCTTTGCCAGGTGACCGAGCGCCCGGTGATCCGCATCAGGGTCCTCGGCCGCAGCGAGATGCCGCTCTGTGAATGCCACACGGTCGTGTACGCGACCGGCAACAACATCACGTTCCGGGGCGACATGATCCGCCGCGGCCTGGTGTGCAATCTCGAAGCGTTGGACGAGCGCCCCGAGCTGCGGCAGTTCCAGGATGATGCCCTCGATGTCGTTGCCGCCGATCGCGGCGCCTATGTCGCGGCCGCGCTCACGATCGTGCGCGCCTATCTCGCCGCCGGTTCGCCGACGGTCTGTCCGCCGTTCGGAAGCTATTCCGCGTGGTCGACGATGGTGCGCAGCCCGCTGATCTGGCTGGGCGAGCTCGACCCCGTGATCAGCATGGACGGGCTCCGCAATGAAGACATCGAGCTTGCCAACATCCGCGAGTTCTTCGGTCTTTGGATGGAATACGGCCTCGACCTCGATGCGCCTTACCTGACCACGACCATCATCGAGGAGGCGATCGCCGCGCCGCCGACCAACTACTGGGGCCCGCGCGAGTTCAAGCCGTTCCTGCTTCGGGTCGCTGCCTCGAAGGGCGATGCGACCAAGGTGTCAGCAGATCGCCTCGGACTTTGGTTGCGGCGCATCAGCGGCCGCATTGTGAGCCTGCTCGATGCGCAGGGAACGCCGCGCAAGTATCGGTTGATCAGGGAGCAGGACAGGCTGAACCGCGCATGCTTCCGACTCGTACGGCTTTCCTAATTTGCAGGGGGTGCAGGGAGTACGGGGTACTTGCCTAATAGCTACGCGTAACTCGCATGTCGGTTGCGAGTTAGATAGAGCTGTAGGACGAAGGCTCTCAACCCCATGCACCCCCTGCAACGAAACCTCGGAAAATTGGGGATTTCTTCAAATCGCGAAATCCAAAGGAGCCCGCCATGACCAGAAATGAGCCGACCGCGCGCAAATCGACTGAAATCGATCCAACTCGTTCTGATCTCGACAATTTTCTCGCTGAGATGACGGCCACGAAAAAATCGGACGTGGCCAGCACCGGACGGCTGATCTTCGCCCTCGATGCGACCATGAGTAGGCAGGAAACCTGGGATGCAGCTTGCTCGATGCAAGGCGACATGTTCCGCACGGTGGCCAGCATCGGTGGGCTCAACGTGCAGCTCGTCTACTATCGCGGCCTCGATGAGTGTCGGGCATCGCGCTGGGTCACAGATCCCGAGCAGCTCGCCAAGCTGATGACCAAGATCAGTTGCCACGCCGGTCACACGCAGATCGGTAAAGTCCTCATCCACGCCAAGCGCGAGACCGGCCTGCTCAAGGTCGCGGCCGTGGTGTTCGTGGGCGATGCGTTCGAAGAGCAGGCGGACGAAGTTGTGCCCCTTGCCCAGCAACTCGGCCAGCTCAACGTCCCCGTCTTCATGTTCCAGGAAGGCAGCAGCCGCACGGTCGAACACGTCTATCGCGAGATCGCTAAGGCTTCGCACGGCGCTTACTGCCGTTTCGACAACGGATCGGCAGACCAACTCCGTGAGCTGCTCAAGCTCGTTGCGACCTTCGCTGTCGGCGGCGTCGCCGCGCTGGAAGCCAGCAGAAGCGCCGATGCCATCAAGCTGCTCAGTCAGCTAAAGTAGCCGAGGGGATATGGCGCCCAGCCCCCACACCGATCGCGGCAGGGTCGAGGCGATGGGTTGAGGCCTTGGATTGGAACTAAAGTTCCATGGCAAATCTCGCGGTTGTAGGGCTTCGATCCTATTTTTCAGTTGTGGGGCAGGGGGGCACAACTAAAAATGGAAAGTTCCATGTCTCGCGGCGCGGCCTCGAAATTAATTTGCGTTCTAAAGTACCGAAAGTGCCCTGATTTTACTAGGGTTTTTCGATAGACATTCGTTCTAAGTGTGGGTTCCGGCAGGGCTTTTACCCGCCTCAGCCGGTTCCGGTCCCGTTCTTTAGGACCGCGATCCTAGCTACAAGGTGTGGCCATACCTCCCCAACCGCCTACAACCTGTAATAGGTAATGGCGCGTTCGAAGGCGGCCGTCGTGGAGGACGCCGTCTACGACGAGGTGATCGAATGAGAGCGGCCCGGCGCGAGTGATGAGTCCTCGCCGGGCCGTCTGGGGCGGGTGCATGTGCCACCGGTCCACCAGTTATCATTCAGGGAGGTGACGGACGCGTTTCCCAAATCAATTGACGTCCGACCTCATAGGCAACGTTGTGCACCAGGCGGTCATTGAAATCCTCGCCAGCGAGCATTGCCATTACCCGCTCGAGATAGCACGTGCGCAACTCGGGCGGCATGGTCTCCGCGGCCTGCTGGAGCATGCGCATCTGGTGGTCGGTGAGGCAGGGTGGGGGCATGGTTCAGTCCATGAGTGGGATGCCCGGCGGCAAGGAGAGAGGCGAGACTATACCGTGGCCGGCGGCATCCTCAAGGGCGAGAAGCCGGCCGGCCTGTTGCCCAAAGATCGGAATCGGCGCACCTTCGTGGCCTCCAACCTGAGGAGTTCGGGGCATGGTCGGTCGATCGCAATTCACGACCGTCGAAATTGGTCCGGGTCAGCGTTTGAAGCCGCCGCCTGGCATGGGCGAACGTCAGCGAGCGCACTTCATTGCGCTGGTCGCCTCTTGCCCCGCCGGCAAGTTCGAGCGCAGCGACATCACCCTGTTGAGCCGCTACGTCGAGCTCGTGGTGATCTGCGAAGGCGCGGCCAAGCAGATCGAGGCGGACGGCATGGTCGACGTCGAGGGTGCCCCCAGTGCCTGGACGAAAATCCATCTGGCGGCGTCGAAAAATTTGGCCACGCTCGCGATGAGATTACAGCTCTGCCCCAGCACGCGCGCACCGAAGGCCGCCAAGGTCCAGGCCGCGCCGTTGTCGGCTTATGAAATGATGGCGCTTGAGGACGACGATGCCGACAGCAAGCCAAGCTGACGAAATCCTTAGCCCGGCTGACATGGATGCGTTGACGCGTGCGGTCGCAGAGCAGCGCGCCCGCGGTGGCGAACGTAAGCAGCAGATCGAGGATATGTTGGCGACCAGAACGTGGCTTGAGACCGCGAAATTTGCGGCCTATTCGCTGCAAATCCTCCATCTCGAGATCAAGCCGTGGCAAGTGGTGCCGTGTGACGTCATGCCCGACGCGGTTGATGCTCCGGGGGATGAGATGCGCCATGTCGGCAGTGCGGCCCGGATCGTGCGGCGCCTGCTTGCGGCGGGCCTGAGTCGGTACGAAGGCGATCCGCTTGCCGCGCTCGAGCGCGCGAAGAGCGCCGTCGATACCCCGGTGGCTTGAAGCGGGTCGCGCTTGAATTGAAATCGATTCCGGTCGAAAAGAAGCCCCGCCTGGCTGGCGCCTCGCGGGGCAAGTCGCGCATGGCAGGAATGAATCGCGCTTCAAAGGCAACCCACCTTCTCACAAACCGGGGTTGCCAACAATGTCCCTCGACGAGATCGACTCGCTCATTTTGGAGCTGTCTGCTTCGCTCCAGCCGCCGCAGCACGCCGCGTTCGAAACCGCCGCCAGGAG